TGCTATACCAAAAATGGTATAATAGTATTATCAACAATTGAGGAATTGAAATGGCAACTTATTGGAACAAAATGTCGGATGAAGCGATTCGGGAATATGAAGCAGAGGTTAATGATCCAAGTGATCCTAATGATGCTGAGTTGACTGATATTAATGTAGAAACATTAGATTCAATTATTAATTTTTTGGAAGATTTAAATTCTCTGGAACTTCTCGAAATGGAGAATGAAATTATTCCTACTGATGCTGATTTATTGGAGATTTTTTAGTATGAAATTTTTGGTGAACGTAGAAAAGGATTCTTTGGTTGTCAAAATTAAAATGACTCCTAATGATGAGGATACTAGTTTTACTTATGAGGTTTATAATGAATTGAGCGATGTAGATTGTCATGATATTCGGGATCACAAAATAGAAGGTTTAGAGGAAATGGGATCGCTGTTACTCCATTTAGAGGAATTACACAAGGAACTATAAGATGAAATCACGTAGAGAAAAGAATCGTTTAGAAAGAATCCGTCAAGCCAAACATACTAGATTCGTTAAAAAGAACGATTTGTTGGAAGATGAAGTTCAACAGATTGCTTGGGCGGTTGATAATTTTGATGAAGGTAGTTTAGATACAGTATGGGAATGGAAAGATATGAGCAAACGTAAACAGATTAAAGCTCAGAAACTTTATGATACTATGGTTCAAGCTAAGAAAATTGCGTTAGAACAACAACAGGAGAACGAAACCAATGCCTAAGAAAGATCCATTTCAAAATCAGAAGTTAGATACAATGAGTATTTTGAAAGCTCTTAATCACTATAATTTACATTCCAGTAAGAAAGAAGCTAAAAAGTTTCTTGCGGAGTATCTTACAGAAAAGGGTAAGACAAATTTTTTGTTGAAAGATCTAAAACATCTGGATGATGATGATTTTCAAGCTTGTACTGGATATGTTGCTAGAATTCTCGTACAGGGGAATAGTATTCCAGAAATTTCTGAAGAAAATTTCAATCAACAGATTGATGATATTGGGTATAAAATTCGAAAAGTTAAAATGGAGTTACCAGAACAACCTAAAAAGTCAGATAATGCTATTATAGCAGATCCTATAATTGAGTATGATGAGTTTGCTGCTCAGTATGGTGATATTGAATTTCAGATAGATGTAGCTATCCAACAGGGTTGTAAGAATTTAGATTTTGAGATGAATAAGTGGCTTCAAGGGTTTAAAATAAAACCTAAAGATATTAAGTATATGATTGACAATCTTTCAGCTGTTCGTGATGAAGTTATGGAAGCTATAGAAGGTCATGATAAGCAATTGAATGAAGGGTATTCACATTTTGATAAACCAATGAAGAAACGGTATGTTGCAATGTTGGATAAATGGATTCAACATTGCAAAGAGCATACGACATCTAAACGAAAGCCTCGGAAGGTAAAGGTTAAGACTCCTGAACAGTTGACCAAAAATGTTAAGTATATGGAATCTTGTTCTGATTTTTCTTTAGTAAGTATTTTACCAGAAGAAATAATTGGTGCTAAAGAAGTGTGGTTGTACAATACCAAATATAAGTCATTGGCTTATTATTATTCACCAAATGGATTATCTATCAAGGGTACTACTATTCAGGATTATGGTAGATCTGGTAATAAGAAATTGAGAAAACCAGACATTCAACTTGGAGAGATATTAAGTCAATATAATTTTGATGATAGAATGCGTTGGTTTGGGGGAATCAAGACTAAAAGTTCTCAACCTAATGGCCGTATAAATACAAATATAATAATATATAAAGTATTCGGTTCATAGTATGAAAGATAATGTAATCCCATTCCCGATTTCATCTGAACGACAAAAGGAGTTAGCTGAGGAGTATGAGGGTACACAAACCAATACTTCCAACGATCCTTTACATATTAATAAAGTTGCGTTTGTTGAAGAATTATTACAATTGACAACAGTGCCTCTATTAAATCAGTATGCATCACATGGGGTTGATATTAAGGATAAGAAGTTTCAAGTAGATTTTAGGTATGCTATTGATTGTATGAAATCTGCAATATATAGACAAATAGGTCTACACCATCCTATACAGGATGTAATGAATTATGTATCAGACGATGATCCAGAGGATTAGTAATGGCAATATTGATTGATTATAACCAAATCTTCATTGCGAATTTGATGAAACAACCAGAAATACACATAACAGGTCAAGTTGAAGAAGATTTGGTAAGACATATGGTTCTAAATAGTTTACGTCACTATAGAACTAAATTTAAAAATGACTACGGAGAATTGATAATTTGTTGTGATAATAACAAAAACTGGAGAAAGGAAAAGTTTCCAGAGTATAAAGCTCATCGTAAGAAAAATAGGGATAAGTCTAGTCTTGACTGGAATAATATTTTTCAATCCTTAAACAAAGTTAGGAATGAATTGAAAAGTGTTTTTCCTTATTTGGTGGTAGAAGTAAATGGTGCTGAAGCCGATGATGTTATTGCAATACTTACAGAGATACTAGAAGAAAAGATTTTGATATTGTCAGGTGATAAGGATTTTTGTCAATTACAGAAATTCGATAAAGTATCTCAATTCAGTCCTATGAGAAAAGAATATCTCGATGTTGAAGATCCAGTAAAATTTTTAAAAGAGCAAATACTACGAGGTGATAAAGGCGATGGTGTGCCTAACTTTTTGAGTCCTGATGATACTTTTGTTTCAGGATTACGCCAAGTTCCTTTGTCCAGAACCAAAATAAATAAATGGTTAGACATGGAACCAGACGTGTTTTGTAATTACGAAATGATTGTAGGGTATCATAGAAACAAAGAGATGGTGCAATTGAGTAGTGATGTTATTCCAAATCATATATCAACTGATATTATTGATCATTGGAAGAATTTTGAACCTAAAGACAGATCTGAGATGTTACCTTATTTTGTAGAAAATAAGTTAAAAATGTTGATGGAAAGAATTGATGAATTTTAAGGAGAATATATTATGGAACGTTCATTACATGAAATTTTTACAGCTGTTGCTGAAGAATCATCTATTAATAAAAAGGTAGAGATTCTAAAGGATAATGATTCACAGGGATTACAAGTATTTTTACGATGTGTTTTTGATGATAAAATTGCATGGTTAATACCAAATAGTAAACCACCATATGAGCCAAATGATGCACCTGAATGGGATTTGGCTGATATGAAATTGGAACAGGAATTGTTGAAAGTCGGTAGATTTATTCAGGTGGATGGTAAAACACCAAATCAAGGTAGAGATTTAACCAGAACCAGACGCGAAGAGTTATTCATTCAGTTGTTGGAAGGTTTACATCCAACAGAAGCTAGTTTACTTCTCTCTGGAGTTAAGAAGAAAATTAAGTACAAAGGATTAACAAAACGGGTGGTTGATAAAGCCTTTCCCGATCTTATATGAGTTTGGATATGAATAGATGTTGGTTTATAGACGTTGACGGTACAATTTTTGAACATCAATCGAACTACAAATTATTGGATGCGTTATTCAATAAAGAGTGGAAATTGGATAATATTTTGCCTGGTGTGGCTCACTTGTGGGATAACATACCAGAGCAGGATTATATTGTGATTACTACGGCTCGTCCTAGTATTTTTCGGTATATGACTGAGAAAGCTCTTAAACGTCATGGATTGAGATTTGATTATATCTTGATGAATTTACCATCAGGGCCTCGGATCTTGGTCAATGATACTAAGCCGACGGATGAGGGTGGTGTTACTACTGCGTTTGCTACACCTGTAGAAAGGAATAAAGGCCTTGATTGGGAACTTTTCGAGGAACATTTTGATAGCGAAGGAACTGATACTGTATAGTAGATACCTTTTTTGGAAAGGTAGATTTCAGAAAAAATTGGATATTATGGAATACCGGCGACTGACTTTCAGTTTAGAAAGTTACCGCCGTTTTTTGTGCTCATAAAGGATTTGTGGAGATTTGGACAATGGCTACACCACCTACGGTAAAAATAGTTTTACCAGATTCATTTAGGTATTTATTGGATAGGATGAAGAACGAATCATCAGAAATTTCTGATATATTGGAGTGGGATGGAATTATCAATAATTCACCTATCATGATGGCACGAGTTAAACTTGGATTTGATGCTATTGGTTCCTGTGCTAAATTGGCTCAGAATATAGTGGATACTGAATTGGAGATTGAATGTAATGACAAATGAACAACATTACGAATATTTGGTCGCACGTGGATTCTTGAAACGAATTAAAGAGGCTATGGAAACGGGTATTTATCCAGATAAAGAAAGAGGTGAGGAATTGATAAAAACTTTTGAACAGAAAGTAATAGAATTTGAAGCAAAACAGAAGATATGCGATACAAATTGATTGTACCAGAAGGACTATACGAATCTGATTGGATTGGTGATTGAGGCATCGGTTTGAACATCTGGTCAAACACGGAAAATGGATGGACTAATGATAGCTAGAATACGAAATTATGACTATTCTAAAATTGTGAGGATAATTACTGATAGACCTACATTGGTAGAGCTCTTTCAGATTTTAACTACCACTGTGACTGTAACAGTGGTAATGTTGATGATTACTCATTTACTTATATCAGGTGAGTTTGGATTTTGTTGGTGGAGTGCTGAAAGGGGTTGGTTATGGAAGAACTTGATTGGGTAGTGATTGGTGCTTGTGTTATGTGGGGAATCGGTATGATTGGAATTGGAATTGTTGTTTACAGGTCAGTCTCAAAAGGTGATGATGGTAAATTTGACTAGAATAATAACGGGGTGTAGTTCAGCCCGGCAGAACGCCTGCTTTGGGAGCAGGAGGTCACAGGTTCAAATCCTGCCACCCCGATTTTTTGAGGTATATTATGGATTTAAGGAATGATACATTAAAAATTAATCTTGTTTTTGAGTTAGAAGTTGATACGAATAATACGATAGAACCTAAGCATGTGGTCAATATCATCGCGGATGAAATCCGTATCAGGAAAAAATATGATGGGTTTACCATTAAAGGTTTCGCGATGGATTATGAGGTAAGAAAAAATCCTGATATGATGGAAGTTTGAAAAAAAAGTGAAATTAACCTTGACTTTGCTAGTCCATTAATGGTATAATATACTATAATCAAGAATAGGAGATTGAAATGTTGAACAGAGAAGCACGAACGATGATGACTGAGATGGAACTACTGGAACTGGCTGAGAAAGAAGCTGGTAGACTATTAACCGAAACCGAAAAATGGTTTGTCTGGACTCATCCGAGTATGATGTTTTTAGAGATTAGAGAAATGTTAGATACAGAAGAAAAAATGAGACAAGATGGAAAAAATCTTCCAAATTGGCCCCAATTTGGGTAAAAAAGTGAAATTAACC